GGAGAAACCGTGACCACGGTGGTATAGAGTTGGAATTTGCACTATTCGGTTACAACTTAAATATGAAGTTGTATGACCGTCGTCATTGGAACTATGATGAAGGAAGATGGATGACAAGCGAAGAGCATAGAGCGGAAATGGATAATTTTTACTAAAAAGGATCATATATGGGAATGTTCGACTATCTATCGGTAGCAGACAAGCTACCAACCAATCCAGAAATGGATGCAGCAGGGCTAAAGTTAACAGCGGAGCCCTTTCAAACAAAGGACTTGGACAATATCATGGCCACCTATTATATACAAGGTGGCAGACTATTTGTGGAAAAATACAAAGTAACCGAATGGGTTGAAGACCCAGAAGGTTTTGCGGGTGGATACATTGACCGCAAAGAACCATACCAAGAAGAAGTTTTAGATCACCACGGTAAGATCAGATTCTATCATCTCATTGATAAAGATGGATATGATCATTGGGTTGAATATGAAGCATACTTCACTCGTGGCAAGTTGGAAGAAATCAAACTAATTGACTATCACAAGACTGAAAATGCCGAAAGAAAGAATAACTTGAAAGAACTTTTTGAGCGTGCTGATATTCAAAACAAAAAGTGGTACAACAGATTCATCTTTCACACAAAATTCTGGAGAGGTTTCAGAAAGATTGTTATGAAGTTTCTGTATTCTCTTGAAAACGGAATAAATTGGCTTCGACTCAACTTCCCCTAATATATTATTTCAGTTTAATATCAAAAGCCTCTTCGAATGCAGAAGGGGCTTTTTTGTAGCTGCTTTGTGACTCATCTTTAGGATCACTTAAATATTGCCAATTGAAACTTAATACTTCTGGAACCTTGAATCCAAAAAATTTCAACACTTGCTTTTGAGTGTCAAGTACGTTTTCACCGTTCCAGTTCTGACCAATCAATACAATACCTGTTTCCTTATCTTTGATTATGTTGTCTTCTTTCAAAGTGCTATGTCTGTTTTCAAGCCAAGTAAGACGTTCTATAAGCTTTTGATACACACTATTGGTTTGGCCCCAACGAACACTAACAAAGAATACTACTGCATCCGCTTCAAACAATACCTTTGATATCTTCCACAGTTCATCGTCTTTGTTGTTGTATGAAGCCCAACAACGGTGATCTCCACTTGGATTCTTTTCTTTGTCTTTCAATGCCGCTTCTTTTACTCCACAATTGTTTCCTTCGTTCTTGCTAACATTTCCTTCGCAGCAATATATGTTGAGACCGCCAACATCAATAAGTTCAACATTGTCTCCAATTTCCTTGGCAACATGCTCCGCCAATACAGTGCTTTTTGGTTTCTGTTTATCGCCAATCCAACGAGTGCTTGTAGTCAAGAACAATACTTTCTTTTTACCCTTCAAATGATCTATCATCTTATCCAATTTGCCTTCATATTCAGCGTTCTCGTTAAGCATAAAGTGCTCTCTGAGAAGTGTTCTATGTTTTAGGAAGGTGGATTCAAATTGTGACATAAGTATAAATATTATAATCTTATACATTTCGTATATATTAAAGATAATAACCTGCTTGACTTTTGATAAAAAATGAATAAGGTAGATGAACAATGAATACTTTGACTGTAAAAGTTGAGGTCGATCAGACCCTACTTGATGCTCTTGAGCCATTTGATTATAAGTTCGACGGAACAAGCACATTCAATCTCCCAGACTTTGATGCACCCAAGCGCGACGGTAGTTGGTCGATTGGATTGATTGTTGGTCCATCTGGTACAGGCAAGAGCCAATTGCTGAAAAAGCATTATGGTATTACCGTCGATCCATCTTGGGATGGTAATAAAGGCATTGCCAGCCAAGTGCCATATCAAAAATTAGGTGCCGTGGGTCTAAATAGCGTACCATCTTGGTGCCGCCCATATCATGTATTGAGCAACGGGGAGCAGTTTCGTGCAAGAATGGCAGCGATGCTTGATAGCAATACATCGTTTGATGAGTTCACCAGTGTCGTTGATCGTACTATTGCCAAGAGTTGCTCACACGCTCTTCAGCGTCAAATACGAAACGATAAACTGACTGGCGTTGTATTTGCAACTTGTCATTATGATATCACAGAATGGCTTCAACCTGATTGGGTGTTTGATACTCTTACATCGTCTCTGACGGTGGGGAGGTCTCTTTGGCGACGACCAGAAATCAAACTCGACATTGAAAAGTGCGACAGAGATTGGTGGTCAGTCTTTAAGAAGCATCACTATTTGAGCGATGATTTGAACAAGTCTTCACGCTGCTATCTCGCAAAGTGGAACAGCAATCCAATTGGATTTGTCTCTGTATTGCCTATGCCCAGTGGCACTCTCAAGAACGCTTGGCGCGAACATCGCGTTGTAGTTCTTCCAGATTATCAAGGAGTTGGTCTTGGAGTAAGATTGAGTGATGCTATAGGTCAAATGTATGTTGACGAAGGCAAGCGCTATTATAGCAAGACTGCACATCCTCGTATGGGTGAATACAGAAATAAATCAAAACTGTGGAAGCCCACTGTGAAGAATATGATGAAGCGTCAAGACTATAAAGCTGGTCACGACGGTAAATACAGCCGCCAAGAACACGCCGACAGATATTGTTACAGTCACGAATATATTAATAAATCATTGTTGACAAACTGAATTTTTCGTATAGTATAGCGAAAATATGAAAACATTTTTTATTTGTGTTGGTATAATTTGGTTAATTGCGGTTGGTATTATGATACATCATATCTTGACCGCCCCTATGGGATATGAAGACGAAGACGGCTTTCACGAAGAAAAGGACAAAAAATGAAATTATTCAAATCATTATTTGGCATCAAGAAAACGGATGAACTTGTGGCATCAGCAATAAAGGAAAAGACGTATAACGTTGGCTACGAGATTCACTGCATAGATGGTTCTATCAAGAGAAATATGTGCATGAATGTATTGTATTCCAAGTTGGACGAAACAATAAAAATCACACAGGCTGAAATCAGAAATATGATGATTGAATTGGAGAAAGCGGCCAAAAAGAACCAAACATTCGTTGAGATAGAAAGCAACATATATCGTGTGGCTGATGTAAAGAGCATCACCTTTATTCAACTATCAAATGACCAATCCAAATAATAACATTCCCGCCTTCCCCCTTTCAATAGAAAAGGATCATTTTATCAGCCTTGGAATGACGTTAAAGGATTATTATGCTGGTCAAGCATTGAATGGCTTTTTAGCCAAGGGTGCATCTATTGATAATGCCGTGCATTGGAGTTGGCTCGCCGCCGAAAAAATGCTGGCTAAAAGAGACGAGAGAAATAATATTTAGGTACCCACCCATGGAAAATCCAATATATTACTTGAGTGAAGAGCAAAAGAGCTTTGCAAGAATGCAAGCCAAGCTAAGAAATGACGCAAAGCCATTGGCTATACGCCATAAATTCAGACGCAGCAATCATTCACCAGAAGAAGCGCATGTTATTGGTATTGCAGGAGAAATAGTCTACGCAGATGTTGTAAATGAAGCTATTGATATCAAAGTGCATGCACACGGAGACGAGGTGGACTTTATAGGAAGAGAAATGAGAATGTCAACGTTTCGAGGCAAACAGATAGAGATTAAGGTACCAGTAGCAGAATTCGAAAAAAAGAAACCAGAAGTATATATACTCGGCAGAACTTCCCCAGACATATCTTATGTTGAATTCATAGGATGCATTACCCGAGAAAAATTTGAAAAAGTTAAATATATTAAGAATTATGGTCACGGCGACAACTATTGCGTAAGTGAACATCAACTGTCCAAAAGTCTGCCTGTTATGATAAAAGGACAGATTAAATATATTAGCTTTGATATGGTCAAGAAAATTATAAAAAGCAAAAAAGCGAATATGTGATATACTTGCGCCATATATATTATAGAACAATCAACCATATATAACATATGCCAACAAAGAAAACCTCGCTAAAGAAGAATACATCAAAGAAAAACACATCTTCAAAGAAAACAAATAAAAAGAAGACAGTCAAGATAGTCGCCGCTACAAATGATAATAACATAAGCGATAATACACTAATAGTAGAAACCGCGCCAAGTATATATACACTATCAACCATACCACAAGCAGCCACAGAGAACACAGAGTCTATATCAACAACAGCCGCCGCAGTAACAGAAAACAATAATACAGAACAAGCAGCACCAGAAAATAACATCATTGATAATAATCAAAATAATCAAGCCAAAGAAACAACATCCTGTTCATCAAATTGTGCTTGTAACGAGGATCTGAAAAAAGAAGCTGCATCATATTCTGATCTTAATATGTCTTATGGTGGCCAAAAAGACAATACATATCTTTATATCCTTGTTTGTCTTGGTATAGTTATAATATCGCTATTGTTTGTGATATAAGGTATATACCAAAGGTTATAAAATATATATCTATATATGAAAAATAAAGAAAAAGAAAACGTATATAACAAGCCTAATAACAAAGAAGAAGATAGCGCGCCGATATATACAATATTTAAAAATAGAATATACAAGTATAAGGATGGGTCTACAACAAGAGTAACGTATAATTCTAAAGATCCAAACTATGAAGAAATAGACGCCAACTAATAGCTTAAATAACAAACTAAACAAAGGGCATATATATGAGCGATACCAATACTAATAATGCAAATAATAATCCTATAATCTTTCCTATGCTAACATCTATGACGATTATAACTCTTTTGATATACACAAGAAAAAAGAGTATATGGATATTCTTACTACATGGTATATGCGTGAAAAAGATGCATTGAAATTGGAATATGAAAAACTAAGCAAATAAGAAAGAGTATATGGGTATATAGACCCATTTGGGTATATACACAAAAGGTGGCAAAGTGTGGGGCAATATGGGATAAAGTGGGAGAGTAATGAAATAGAGGTATGGTATATACCGTATAATTGCATAATAAATAATATATAAGATATAATAAGTAGATACAAAAGAGGGTGATAGGTATAGTAGAGATATTCCCGCCCCACCGCCGTCAAGACAAAAATTTCATATAAGAATTTTTATATATATTGACAAAGAAATTTAGGTACCCCCACCACCTATTTGTCAAGACTAAAATACTTGGATTTTCTTCTTTACAAAACCAGATTTTTCTCTACTATATACTCGTTAAATACAAAAGAACATGGCAAAAATCGATAACAACAACACTAATAACAAGCGCAATAGTAATAAAATGCCCATTGGCACTATGCCCAAAGACAAGCTGACACGCTTTAAGCTAAAGGGTAATATTGATAATCCTGGTGATTATAAGGTGCGCACAATGGCTGATGTCAAGATTGTGGCACGTAATGCTCGTGCATTGCATACATACAGAATGTATGTTCATGGTTGTGTTGAGCCTCGTTTGCCAAGTTCACTTCGCAGAACAATTCATTATTTTCTTACTCCTATGAATCGCGGTGATAGTGATAATAGCAAGGATCGTAAGGCCGCTACATTTGAAGTTGAGACTGAGAATAATAATACAATCAACGAAACCAATTCTTGACATATATGTTGATTAATATTTTGGCGGTCATTGTTCCTATTCTAATTGTATTTGTTTATATTTCAAACAAGTATAGCAAGAAAGAAAATATTGAAGAAGTAAAATGTGGGTGTGGAAAATCACAGAGCGGACTTTGTGATGGCAGTCATACAGAGTAAAATTTAGGTACCCACCCCACCTATATGATTTATCTATTTGTAGTCTTGGCGCTACTATTATTGGTAATCATATTTTGGGATGATATAAACAAAATTTAGGTACCCCCCCCCCCCATTCTTATATATTGACAATATAGTCTATATAGTACATAACATACTTTAGTCTATCTACATATGTAGTTAGGCAAAACAAAACAGATAACGATAACACAAAGGTAAAATAAAATAATATGATTAACAATATCGTATTGGCAGGTAACGTGGTGAAAGACCCTAATAGTCGCACCATTCCGTCGGGCAAGAATGTAAGCACAATTCGTCTTGCAGTTAATAACCCACTCAATGACAAGGAAGTTCTCTTTATTGATGTTGAAACATGGGACAAGCAGCAAGAGTTTGTAAGCAAGTTTGTCAAGAAGGGCAGTTCAGTCAGTGTGATTGGACGACTCAAGCTTGATGAATGGACAAAGGATGGTAACAAGCAGAGCAAATATTTTGTTGTTGCAGACAGAGTTAATTTTGTCGGCAGCAAGAAGAAAGAAGGCGACGCTGCATCAACTGGTGTTGATAGCCAAAGTGATGAATTTGATGACGCCGCTTTTGCTGAAGCTGCGGGTATCAAACAGTAAAGATCATATTCTTATATAATTGGGTGAATACACCCAACTTATGTAAGTTGTTCATATCATGGGGGTTGCGTAAATTGTTGATATTCAATGGTTTACGCAACTTTCATAACTTGTTGAGCATCAAGCACTTACAAGATTTATAAAATTTTGGTCATTACGTATTTACGAAATTTAAATCGTAGGAATATTATTGACTTTTTTTAAAAAATGTGCTATACTATTTGAG